ACAGCGCGGCTTGCGCGCTACCATCAGGTGGCGCGATGCTGGTTACGTTGGCGACGTCGCCCAGGTAACTCAGTGCTAGGTTGCAAACGTCCGCATCGGAAGCCATAACGTACTCCAGTTAAAAAGAAAGGGGAGCAAAATGTGCCCCCCTTTTTAAATCGCGCGGTTAAACGCGAGGGAGGAAACTAAACCAGTGCAGCGGCGGCCTGAGCATCCGCTTCGCCTTGCGCAGCGATTTTCGCGGCGGCCTTCGCGGCCTTGTCAACGGGTTCGAGGTTATCGCCAGGCGTACCGTCGTAGTCCACGACGTCGCCCTCCTTAACCAACGAGTTGCCAATAAAAGAATCTTTGAGTACACGGTATTGCGCCATTTGAATCTCCTAAACGAATGAGGCCTCGCCCGAAGGCGAGGGATGGTTATTACAGTACTGCGTAACCCGATGGGTACATCTTCTGGCCGTCTTGAATCTCCAGCCCGATGTCGGTGTACACCGTACCAGCGGTACCGGCGCCGATAATCACGTACTGCACACCAAGGTAGCGCTGGCCTACTGAGGCCAACTTCGGCGTGAGTGCAGCCGCGAATCGCGAACCAGCTACAAGTGATGCCAGAGGGATAGCGCCTGTTGTGCCGATTACGTTCGGGGTCGTCAGTGCCGCTGCTGCGGAGGTGATAACCTGCATTTCCACGGAGGTAGCACCGACGAATGCGGCCAGCACTTGCATGCGAGCGAACAGCCCTTGACCTTCCGCGATGTCGCGGTTAGCCAGTAAGTCGATGGTATTAGTGGATAAGACAGTCACGTTCGTACCGGTGACTGCCTGACCGGTGGTGGCGTTACCGAGGATAGAGCCTGACAGTGCCAGGTTTGCGTCTGCGATCATGGTGATTCTCCTTTGTGGTTACCCGCCCGAAGGCGGGTAGTTCAATTAGACAACTCTTGCCTCGGTATTCAGCAACTGGTCAACGCGACGCAGCGGCACACCCTCGAAGCTCATCCAGCTTTGCGGTGAACCGAACTGGTTGAGGCCTTTTTCGACACTCATCGCGTAGTTCGATTTACTCAAAGCCTGCAAGCGCAGGATCGAGTACACGGTGCGGTTCATGTAGAACGCACCACGACCCATGCCGAAGTTAGGGATACGATCCAACGCGCGAGACATCAGCGCAATCAGGTCAGCAGCGGCAGTGTTCGCCACCAGGTTGGCCGTGTTGATGTTGCAGATACGCACCACATAGCGCCAATCCTTCACGACCAGACCATTCTTCCACTGGTAGTGAGTCTGGTAAGCCTGGTATGGATTACCGGCGGTGTCGTACACGGTCAGCGCGCCCATATCTTCGTGCAGCAAACCCGCTTTGGATGCCTTCGGGAAGGTGCAAAACACGGTGTTTTCACCCCACAACACCAGCCAGATAGAGGTGTTATTGGTGGATAAACCGCCCGCATCGAGGATGTTCTGCGCGTTACCCGCACCCGAGATGCTGCCGTAGCGGGGTGCCAGACCGAGGTACTGACGCGCGTCAGATGCCGGGTTGCCGTAGATCATGGTGCTAGCTTGTGTCTGGTTCATCGCCTCCAGGAACGCGGTGTCTTCCGACAGGCGGAACTGGCCAAGATTGCCGTTCAGTTCTGCCAGGTCTTTATCGACGCGGGCATAGGCTTCCAGCATGCCGACTGACTCGTCAACCTGCACGGTCGTGGACTTACTGGACGGCACACCTTGGTTCAACGAGCGCCAGTAAACAGCGGGTAATCCGGTGCGGATCGTGACGCGGTGGCCAGTAGGCAAGTTGCCCTCTTGGAAAACCGCATCTTCCAGAATCTCATTAGACTGAGAAAGCAATTCGGCCACGACCGGCACGCGGCCATCGGGGTCAATGCGCTTCGCCCAATCGGCGAGTGTTAATGCTCCAGCTGCGAGTGTTGCCATTTTGATACTCCTTAAATTGAAAGTGATTAACCGTACAGCCGTGACGCTGCGGACTGTTCCGCCTTGCTAGGCTTGGTACCGCCAGGCACGAACTTGTCTTCCGAAATCGCCACGCCTGCGCGATAGAACGCCCGGATGATCTCGGGGTGATCGCCCAGTCCCGACGTGTTCAACAACGTGCGCAGCTCGGGTGTGCCAAATGCACTAAGTGCCTTGTCCGCTACCGCGAGTTTCTCGTTCAACTTGTCGCCACCGATTTCCTTGTCCGCCTTTACCTGGCTAACCAGTTCAGCGCGGTACTTAGTAACTGCTTCGGCTTGCGCGTGAGCGGTGCGTTCGGCCAGTTTCGGGGTGAGCCTTTCAACGATCTTTTGCGCGGCGTCCTGCGATAGCCCCAGCTCCTTGGCAACGGTCGAAAACTCACCAATTACAGCGTCATCAAAGACGACACCCTCGGGTGCTTTGAAATCGTATGACTCCGGTGCGCCGTTGGGCTTTACGCCCTCCGCTGCCGCGTCTGCTTCGGTTATGCCTGCGTCCGCTTGCGCATCAGCAGGGGCTTGTCCGTCGGCCGCCTGTTGCTCTGCACCGGCTATCTCAGCGCCAAAAAGCGCAGCAGTCGGTGCGGGTGTCGCGTCGCCAGTAGTTTGTATGTTCCCGGTGTCTGCAATCTGGTCAGTCATTTTGATTCTCCGTTATCATTTCGGCGTACTGCGCGGGGCAACTCGCCATAATCTGCGCGGTAAGGGCTAGGCCCTCGTTGCGCATACCCTCGTTGAAGGCCATTTGCAGCGCGTTGGTGCTGAAACTCAGCCGCCATACGCCGGCGCGATCCAACATCCGGTGTGCCACCCGCCGGCCTCGCTTACCTGACATTAGCCAGATAATGTCGTCTCGCTCGACGCGTTGCGCATTACGCGCCTGCTCGTCTGCGGTCTGACGCTTATCCGTCTGGATTGTTAAATCAAAAGGGTCGTGGTCACTCATGTCGGGTAGCGTATTACAAGGCTGTCGGGGTAAGGCAACTATGCCCCGTACAATTCGCCAGCAGCGTCGCGAACCTTGCCCATGACCTTCAGGCTCATGTCGGTGATCTGCACCGATAAGCTGACATCGTTGCCCTTGTCGTCACCGTCAGACTCGACCGATTCAGTGGAGCTAGTAACAATACCCTTTGCCTGAATGCTTACCTCAGTACCGGGCTTGATCGACGTTGTTAAGCCTAACGCTTTGCATTGCTCCTCGTCGATATAGAGGCACAGACCGCCAGGGTATTTCCCCGGCATGTACGACGCGTAATCCATGCCGTCACTACTTTCTCTCTTCATGCTGATAAGTGCCATGCTGTTTCTCCTAGTAACAAGCGATGATGTTGCCCGCCACGATGGTCGTACCCGTGGCGTAGACCCGCTTGACGCGGATGTACTGGACACCGAACCAGCTTGCGCTAATCGCCAGCGTGATGGTCGTGCCGCCTGCCGTATCGAACTTAACGGCGCCCGCTGCGTTGAAAATAACCGCACGGCAAGCACTCGCTTTACCGCCCCACTGTAAATCAACCGTGTCGTTCGGTACAACCACGACCATATCGTTAATAGGCGTGTAATCGTTGCGGTCGTCAAATATTGGAAATGGCATATCCGCCTCCTAGTAAAGCGCGTACCCGCCGGGGGCTTTCGTACCCGTCTGGTTTAAGTCTTAGACCACCTTGTGTACTACCGAATTGCAATCCCATATCTATCTCCTTTGAATTAAGCGTATCCGCTGAATTGATCCATGACGCTGCCAAGTGCATTGGTTGGTGCTGGCGCTGGCGTGTTGCCCAGCTTTGCCGCGCTGTCCGCAGCGACCTGCATTTGTTGCGCCTTCGCGGCTTGCGCCTGCGCCTGCGCCCGTTGGTGGCGAATCAGTGCGACCTGCTCACTCGCGACGATGATCTCGGGGTCAACGCCCAGCATGTCGCTGTACCTGTCCGCCCATTTGTCAGAATCGAACTTGTCCAGGATGTCGGGCTTATACTGCGCGATCTGCCCAAGGTTGCCGACGAAACGATCCACGCCGTTAGTAGCAATCGCACGCTGAGCCTGTGCCAGCATGCTGACCAGCTCGACGTTGATTGCCTGACCGTGCAGTTCTGGGGGTGGAGGTGGAACCAACCCACCCGCAAGCATCTTATCGAAGGTAGACGAGACAAGCGGATCAAGTAACTCGTTATGCAGTCGCTCCAGCACGGGGCCGAGCATGAGCATCTTCTCCTCGTGCCGTTCAGCCACTTCCGTGGCGGTCATACGCGTGTTGTCCATGCTGGAAATCATGGTGAACAGATCCGCATAGAACGCGCCATTGATGCGGCCGCGTACGTCCTGCATGTCCATCAGCAAGTGTTGCAGGTTGATGTTCACGTCGAACATCGTCTTGATACCCTGTGTGTTGCTGTTCGCGTCGAAGTAGGTAATGCCCCCCGGCAGACGCTCGATCTCCCGATTCTTCAGCGTGGCGGGTACTTGCAGCGGCGGGTTTGTCATGTAGTCGATGCCCTGCGACTTACGAAGCTGCTGTTGTTGCAATTGCTTCACGTCGCCCAGCGCCAGCATGCCGGGACTGTTGCCGTAGACGTCGCCGCCTGATACGTCCCAACGCGGGGCGAGGACAGGGAAAGACTTATAGCCCGACTCGCGCAACGGCTTGTTCGGGTCGCCGTTCAGTTCGTAATAGACGGACTTCCACGCCATATTGAGCGAATCTTTCTTCGTCGCGTCTCGATCTTCGCGTGGCTCAATTGCGTGAATGATGCGGATGTACTGGTCGAGGCTGCCGCGATCGAACAGGTTTTTCGTCTGGGTGCTGACGTTTGTAACACCAAATTCTTTTACGACCTCGCCGATGGTGCGCTCAAACTCGCGGTACATCGTGCAGACGTTACCCTTCCAGTCTTGCGCGATGCAGTATTCGCCGACGGTAAGCGGGTGGTGATGGATCACGTTTTTGTAGTCATCAGCCATGATGATGGCGGACGTGCCGAACGCGCCCAGCTCACGGTATGAGCCATGTAGTGCGCGGTAGGTGTTGGACTTCTGGAAGATATTCAGCATGATGCGCGTGCATTGTGTGAGCCAGAGCTTCACGTTTGCCGATTGCATTAGACTCTCGTCACTCGTCGCTAAACGAAACCAAGGTCGAGCGGGTGATGTCAGCCCACCCATCAAACCGGCGGCAAGCGTATCAAGTGCGCGCGTGCCGGTGTTATCGAGAATGTTGTTATGCCTGCGCCAGCCCTTGTTGTGATCTTGCAGGAAGTAGCGCCCGTTGCGCGGCAACAGGTAGGTGGTGAGCTCTTGCCAATGCGCGAACCACGTAGAACGATCCGCCTTGAGTTGGCCTAGGCGGGATTGTATCTGCTGGTTCTGGGTGCGTTCGCCCACGTTAGCCGCCCAGCAATGACTTCTTGCCTAACGTCAAGCTGTTCGGGTCGACGCCACCCGCACCCGTCAAGATCGTAGAGGCCGCGCCGGGTGCGCCGCCCGCCTGTCCTGTGCCACCCATCGCGGCCTGCACGCCTTGCACCTGTGGCGCG